CTCCACAAAACTCGTCGAACGACCCTAAGTTGGCCGCGCATTCCAAGGTGAAACGCATATAACTCTGCGCAGTGCAGGTAGCTATTGATAGCGGATCTGGAATCCTGACGTCTGGAAAGTCGAATGGGTTGTACAAGGATGCAACCCAAGCAGAAGAATTGTCTTCAAGCGTCTTCTTCACCGTCCAGGCACTGACTTTGTCAGCGACTTTGTTCTTTCGGTGCTTGCCGGTTTTCATTCCTCCGGTCACCATAAACTGGCTGCGTCCAGCTGGTTCGAAGGGGTGGAAATGGTGATCGTCCGGATGCGCACCAACAGCGCTTTTCGGACGAATTGCAGCGGGCGCGGCTTTCGCCGGCCCCTTAGAGGGAGGAGCAGCTGTAAGCTGCTTCTTCCCCTTCGTCGTAGCCTTGGGAGGCTTCGACTTCGATTTTGCCTTCGGCTTTGTCATTTCCCGCATAAAATTTGTGGGGTCCCACTGGCCACCCTACCCCACATAACAAAGCCTCAATCTCGTCGAGGTCAACGCCGATCGCCACTTCTCTAAACTCGTCCCAGCGCTCTTGGCGCTCGGCCGTGCTACTGAGCAGGCGATACAGAGTCTTGTCTACATTTAAAAACTCGACTCGGCCGTCCTCATAGAAACGATGCGAGCAAAACTCAAATGGCCATTGGTCGTTGTACGACTTCATAACGTGCCCGAGAGACAAGTAACGACGCTTAGTTTCCTCAGCATCTGCCACTCTTTCTTCGGCACAGTCGTCACCCATCGCATAGGCCACTTTAGCTCCAACCTTGAAGGCGTTCTCAACTCTTATACGGCTGTTCGATGAGCTGGTCACGTAGGCTCCGGAGGGGATGATGCCTGTTCCGCACCACCATATCTCTCCATTGGAATCACTAACGATCTTCCTGCTCATCAATCTAAACCGACGGTATACTAGCTTTCTCCAAGGGGACAGCACGGGATCACTCGAGCACCCGAGCTCAGCCCGATAAAAGGCTTCCGCTAGAAGCTCGTGCTCCTGCACCGAGATGTCCCAACCACTCATGTCTGAATCAACCATCTTGCCGCTAAAGATCGATCGGATTGAACTACGCTGTTCTTCCGTGTTTAGGCCCATACCAGGTTTAGATGGACACGTCCTCCAATGCTCAATCTCATATTGATTTTGTGCACTGAATAAAGCCCGATCAATCAATTGATCTAGCAAAGACACGTTCCAAATCGCCCTGAGGGATCCTCTTTCGAGTTTCGACCTCTTATGGGGCTCCTTTTTGATGAACTCACGCACGGGATCACAAAGGCCCCGCTCAACGCAGGACACTGGATCTCCAAGTTCTTTGACGTGCAGCAAGAGCCACACTC